GCCGAAGCGGAGACGCTGAGGATCTCCACCGTCACCGGGCCGGGGTACTCCATGAGCCTGGCCCAGATCTCCGCTCCGGCGCAAAGGCTCCCGCCTGAGCTGTTCATCTTCAGGGTAATGGGCCCGCCTTCGGCCAGACCGATGGCGTTTTCAATGTCCTTTGGCGCGATGTATTCCTTGTCCAACCAAAAGTAGAGGTGAGCGTCGTCATCCGCTACCACAAGCCCGGTGAACTCCACCACAACCCCGGCGTCCGTCTTTTTCAGTTTGTTTCTCATTTGCTTGTCATCTCCCTTCCGTTATTCCGGGCAATGCTCAGCCTCTGGAAATCTTCCAGGGGAACATAGTTGAGGCTGGCATTTCTGGTATCTCCCCCTGGCACCCGGGGGGTGTCCTCAAGGTCACAGATGTCGTTGACCGAAAAGTAGCCGATCTCCCGCCCGGTCCGGTACCAGGCCGCCCGGGTGGCGGTGTCCCCCCGGAGCTCCGCCATCATGTTCCGGCGGATCTGGAGGCCCCGGGCCAGCTCACTGTCAAACAGCAGCTTGTAGGTGTCCTCCTCCTCGCACTGGCTGACGATGGGGTGGAGGGTGTTCTGGACATAATCGGTGGCGTTCTGCTCGTTGGAGTTGTAAGCCTGCTTGCCGGCCATGAGCTTGTTCAGAGGAACCCCGAAGAACCGGGCGATGTCCTCCACCGTCACCGCCTTGCTCTCCACAAACTGGGCGTCCTTGTTGCTGACGCTGATGGGGGTGTATTTCAACCCCAGGTCCAGAACAGCGACACGAAAGGCATTGTCTACCCCGGCGTGGGCCTTCCTCCATTCCTCCCGGATCTTGTCCTTTGCCCCTTGTTTCAGCTCGGAATCCACGGTGATGATCCCGGAGGGTTGGGCTCCCTGGGTGTAGAATTTCCCCTCGTACCGTTGGGCCGCCTTGGCGGAGGCGATCACCTCCGCCGCCCGGGAAAGCACCGAAATGCCGCATATACCGTCCCGGGTGTACGCCTTGTAGTGGAGGACGTCCCACTGTGCCAGCCGGTGAGGCTCCCCGGTGCGGGGGTCGGTGTAGAGGTACCACAGCCGGCCGTTTTCATCCAGCCGGAGAGTGACGCAGTCCGGGGGCAGGGGCAGCAGCTCCACAGGCTGGGCGGTGGCCCTGCTCCGAAAGATGGCGGCGTAGCCGTTGCCATGGAGCAGGCGGTTGGCCTCCATCAGCTTCTTGTAGACGCTGGGGGCCATGGCCTCGTTGGGCCGCCGCTCCAGCAGGGCCAGCAGGGGATGGTCCAGGTGTTCCTTGGTTTTTCCGTCCATCACAAAGATGGGGAGCTTGGCCATGCTGTCGCTGATGCACTCCACGCACCGGTTGACGGCGGAGAGCTTCATGGCCCCGGTCTGGCCGGTGTCCGCCGCTGTCCCCAGGCCCCAGCCCTCCGGGTGGCCCAGGGTCAGCACCTTGGTCTCGTTTTTCATCCTGGAAAAAGCCCGGTCAAAGATCATCCGTCACCACTCCCTTTGCTTACAAGCACCGCGGCGGCGATGCACAACGTCCCTCCGGCCAGCCACCCCGCCGGGGGATAGATGAGCGCCGCCCCCCGGGTGACGCAGGCCGCCCCCGCCACGGCCAGAATATCCGGTAAGGCGCTCCAGAAGGCCGCCTCCAAAATCAAAAGCCACTTTTTCCAGCCTTTCATTACATACTCCATTCTTCTTTCAAGATGGCCTCGTTTTTGTCCACGATCTCACCGTCCAGGAGGGCTGCCGCCATGGCGATGATCCAGGAGGTAACAATGTCGATCCGTTCCAGGGAGCGGTTTTTCATGGGCTTTATGTTCTCGTTGCCGTCCACAGCGCACCGGACGTTGCCGAAGCACCACCGGGCGCAGGGGTTCTTCTGGTGGGTCATTTCCCCCCTGCGGAGGAGCCGCTCCATGGTTTTCATGGCGGCGCTGAGGCCCGCCATGGTCTGGGGGATCTCCACGATCTCGGTCACCCCGGCCTGCTCCAGCCGCTGGGTGAGCATCCGGCTGTTCCACTGGTCGCTCCCCAGGCGGACAGCTTTATGGTCCTCCTTGGCGTCCCGGGCGATCCGGGCCTCGATGTAGTCGTAATCCACGCAGTCCCCGGTGGTAGCGTCGATATACCCGGCATCCCGCCACAGGCGGAAGGGAACGTGGTCCCGGCGCTCCCGCTCCTTCATGGAGACCTCCGGGATCCAGGCCCGGAAAAGAGCGTGCCACCGGGGGAGCCCCGGCTGGGGAGGAAACAGGAGAGTAACGGCGGTGAGGTCGGTGGTGCTGGAAAGGTCCATGCCGATATAGCACTTCTTTCCCCGCAGGTCCTCCGGCGGGACGTCTTTCTCGGTGTTGTCGTAGACGGTGAGGGGGAGCCAGCCGACGGCCTTGACGGCGATCCACTGGTTTAGCCGGAGCCACCGGAAAAGGCGTTCGGCGGCCGGGCTTTGTTTGGCGTCCAGGGCCTCCTGGCGCAGCTTTTCAATGGGGATGGTCGTCCCCAAGGAGGGGTTGACCCGGTACCACAGAGCTTCGTCGTAGATGTCCAGCGCCGCTGATTCCTCGGGGTCATCCGGCATTCCAAAGATAAAGGGGAGCCAGACGGGGTTGTCGTAGTTGCCCTCGGTCTTTCCCGCCCGATAGTCCAGGATCTTCCGGGCCTTCTCGTGGATCTCCCAGCCGATGCTGTTCCGGTCCGGGTCATCCCCGGCGGTGGTGAGGACGATCCACACCGGCTGCTTTCGGGCAGAGCCGGCGCCGAAGGTCATAATGTCCCACAGGTCCCGGTTGGGCTGGGCGTGGAGCTCATCGAAGATGACACAGGTGGGCTTGTAGCCGTGCTTGGAATAGCTTTCGGAGGAAAGGACCTTCATCTTGGTGTGGGAAACGGTGTCCACGATCTCCCGGGTGCTTTCCTTGACCCTGGCCCGCTTTTTGAGAGAGGGGCACTGGTTCAGCATGGAGAGGGCGGCATTGAATACGATACTGGCGTTGTCACGGTCCGCCGCCACAACGTAGACCTCGCCGTAGGTCGCCTCGTCCGCGAAGGTGTGGAACAAGCCCAGGGCGGCGGCCAGTTCGCTTTTGCCGTTCTTCTTGGGGATCTCCAGGTAAAGGTATTCGTATTGGCGGTAATCCTCCCCGTCCCGGAGGGTGCCGTAAAACTCCTCCACCACCTTCCGCTGCCAGGGGAGAAGCAGGAAGGGCTGGCCGTAGAAGTCGTCCCCATGCCGGAGGCACTGGATGAAATCCACCGCATAGTCCGCGAAGCCCTGGGACCACCGCATGGGCTATGCCCTCCTTTTGCCCAGGAGCTCCGCCATGGGGTCCGCCTGGTCCTCCTTCTCCGGCTTTTTGGGGATGGAGCGGAGGGCGGCGGCGATGGTCATGACGCACTCCCTTTCGATGTCCAGCATCATCCGGCGCTTGGTGGTGCAGAGGCTGTCCGAAGTGTTGATGTTCTTCTGCATCTTCTCCAGCAGGCGAAAGTATTCGCCTGTCTCGATGCCGCCCCGCTCCCGCTCCTCACGGAGCTCATCCATTCCGCGGCGGAACTCCGCCCGGAGGGCTTCCTGTTCCTGGCATTCGGCATAGAGAAGGCAGTACCGGTTGATGATCCCGGTATAGAGGGCGTCGTTTTTGCCGATGGCTCCCAGAAGGCTGTTCAGCCGCCGGTACTCCTTATGGGCTGCCGGAATGGCCCGAACCTCCGGCCTTTCGGTGAGCTTTTTCCCGGTTTGGAGGGCATCCTCGCCCTGTTTTCTCAGCTCCAGTTCTTTTTTTGTCCGGTGGGAGCGGCCCTCGGTTTCCAGCACGATCACCGGCTTCGCGGGGGTTGGCATGGTATGACCTCCTTTCTCAACCTCGTCCGAAAATCTGATGTGGGAATTTTTTTCGTGCGAACCTGGGCGGGCGGTCTACGTCCCGCTTTTCAAAATCTTTTGCCCTGGGGGGGAGGGCGGGCCGCCGGTCTGCGCCCGAAGCCGCCGTCCTCCCTGGCCGTTTTGGCGCTGTGGCAGCTGTGGCAAAGGCTCTGCCAGTTCCCCCGGTCCCAGAACAGCCGACAGTCCCCTTTGTGGGGGACGATGTGGTCCACCTCAGTGGCCGGTGTCTGCCGTCCCTGCCGCCGGCACTCGGCGCACCAGGGGTGGCTTGCCAGATAGTGCTTGCTCTCCCGCTGCCACGCCCGGCCGTAGCCGCGGCTGGCGGCACTGGCGCGGCCGCCGGTCCGCCGCGGGGTGTGCTCCGGGCAGTAGGCCCCAGACGAGATCAGGGCGGTGCATCCGGGGTGCTGGCAGGGGTGTTTGGGCTTGGTGGGCATGGCGGCGTTTCCTCCCTTTCTTTGGCGATTCGTTGTCAGGCTTATATGTGAAAGGGCCCGCCAGGGTTGTTCCCGACGGACCCTATATTTAGTGTAGCAAATAAGTACTACCCCTTGGTGTCCCTTTTTTTATACAGTTCATCTTCTTTCTCCCGCTTTTGGAAGAGGAGGAGGAAGAACCTTCGCCGGGCAGCGTAAAACTGCCTTCGGCCACAAGGGACATTTAGCTGCTCATATGGGATCCTGGCAGTGACATTTCGCAGAAGTTCTTCTCCAAAATCAGGGGCGGCTTCTCGGGCGACGGCCTCTATCATAGCAATGTCTTGGAGGAGGGCATTCCGCCTCTGCGGTGTGGCCGTTGCTCTGGCATCCCTTTGTTTTTCCGCATATTGCAGGCAGAAATACACCAGTTCCCGGTAGGCCATCCGGCTGACGCCGTTTTTCTCCAGCCGCAGATCCCAGTTTCTTGCCATGGCCGCGCCCCTTTCCAGTCAATACCACTCCTCGCTTTCCGCGATCTCCTCCAGCGTTTCCATCACTTCCCGCCACCGGGCGGCGAACCACCACAGCCAGGCCGCGCAGACCCGGCGGGCAGGGCACTGGAAATATCGCTTGCATCGGTCGCAAGGATTTCTCACGACGAACCCCTCCCCAGGAGGACCCGGAAGGCGGTGGATTTCAGGTTCAGCGTCTTTCCAACCTTCCCGATGGGGATGTGTTTTTTCTCTTGTAACAGCTCTGTTCCGCAGTCCTGGCGCTTGTACCAGCTTTGCCAAGCCCGGGCCGCCTCGCGGCGGGTGAGGGGTCCCAGCTCCTTGATGATGACGCCATCCCGCCAGATCCGAAGGGTGTAGGCGGGTTCCCTCTTTGTCGGCGCTGTTGTCACTTTGTGGTCGCCTCCTTTTCGCTTGCCCTGCCGATCTCCCGGGCCAAGGCGTTCCGTTCCGCCAACAGTTCCCGGATGCGGTCGGCGGCGGCGCGATTGACCCAACAGCCGTGGATCCCGCAGCTATGCTCATATCCGCAGCCAAAGCAGCGCAGGTTGTCCGGCCGGCCGGTGCGCTTCAGGGCCTGGAGCAGTTCTTGGTCGGTCATCGGGTCGTTGGATGTTGTCTTATTCCCCCGGATCCTGTCTGCCAGGGCCTCCGCCTTTTCGGCCACTGTTTTATCGCTCATCCGAATATCCCGGCTTTTCACCGCAAACTGCCTGGCGATGCAGCAGAGGGCAAGGTCTGCCCCTTCCTCGTGCATCTTCGCGCCGTAGGCTATCGCCCTGTCCTTTTTCCTGCTCAATGTTCCCACTCCTTTGCCATCATCTGGAGCAGCCGCCCCACGGCCAGCCGGAGCTTTTCGGCCTTTTTTGCGTCCTTGCCCCGAATATCAAAATACCTTGTCCGAAGATTTCCCGCATCCTCCTGGAACTGCCGCAGAATGAGATTAAATTCTATCGTCTCACTGCTGCCGGCCACGGCCAGCTTTTTCTCCAGCTCGGCGGCCCGGGCGGTCTGCTGTTCCCCTGCCTGGCGGGTCTCCTCCAGCTTGCCCCGGAGGGTGTCGATCTCCTTGCCCAGCTTTTTGGTGATCTCCTCCTTGGCCTCCCGGCGGATGGCTTCCAGCTCCTTCTGGGAAGGCGGCTGGACCGCTATCTCTACCGGCTGGCTTTCCAGCCTTTTTATTTCCGCCCGGGCGTCCCGCAGCTCTTTTGTTTGCTTTTCCAATTCTTCCCGGCGCCGGAGAGCCACTTTTTCGTTTGTCTCCGCCGCCTTCTGGGCCTGTTCCCGCTGGCGGAGGGCGTCGGCTGCCGCCTCCTTTGCCTTTTCCGCTTCCTCCCGGGCGGCATCGGCCTCCCGCTTCTTTTCCTCGATAATGGCCTGAAGCTCCCGGACCGAGGTATTCTCCATATCGTGCTCCGCCACCACCTCCTCCCGGGCATCCTCCGGCAGGGCCAGGAGGGCAACTGCCTGGGAGTAGGTCAAATTCCCAAACGTTTGGGATTTTGGCGCTTTTCCAAGCTCCAGCTGGGTATCCCCGTACTCCTGGCAGAGTTTCATCAAATTGTTGGCGGTGGAGGGGGAGAAATTTACCCTCTCCCGAAGGTAATCCCCCCAGCTGCCATGCCCCACCACCTCCTTTGCCTCCAGCAGCCGCCGCCCGATCTCGATGGAGTTTTCCAGCACCATGCGGTTGGTGTTCTCCCGGATGGTGATGATCTCCGCTGTAATAATGCCGATTTCCCGCTTTGCGGCCAGTGCTTCCATGCTATCCCGCCTTTCTTCTTTCCTGGCTTTCTTTTATCTGTTCCAGGTGCTTCTTCCACTTTTCCAAGAACCTCTGTACCCCCGCCGGCGGGGTGCTGTTGCGATTCCCTCTGGCCTGCCGGACCCGCCAGCTGTCTGGGGCAAGCTCTACCGTTACCAGCGGTTCCTCCGGGCTTTTTTGGGAACGGACAAAAAGGATGATGCTTCTTTCCTCCGCCACCGATTCCACATAGCCGCCTACGCAATGGTGAAGCGCCTTGCCTTCCGCTGTGATCTCCCCGGCCGATTTCGGCGGGCGGATAAGATAGTCCTTTGTCTCCCAGGCAAAGACCGCCTGCTTTTTGAGGACCGGCCGCAGCTTCCGGTCGGTCCGCTGGTTCCGCTTGTCCTCCAGCTCCAGGATGGTCTGCCGGTGAGCCGCCCGGAGGTCTCGGGGAAACAGGACAAAGTCGTCCGAGAGGTCCCATTCCAGGGCCTCCGCGTCCCGGAGGTAGTCCCGCCATTCGGATGCCACCTCTGTGGCCCGGGCAGGCATATCCCAGTATCTCCGCCTTTCCCAATCAAAGCGGTTTTCCTTTGGGTAATTTTTCCGCTGAGCCTCTATGTATCCGGATGCCCGCCGCCAGGTGGTCCTTTGCAGGATATCTGTCAGTGTGCCCTGGGCCTGGTGGAATCCCATTTCCGCCATTTGCTTCATCGTCTCCGGGGTGATCCGCTCAAAGCGGCGCGCCGCCTTGTACAGGGAGAGCTCCTCCGCGTCCGGGTTCACCGCCATCAAAAGCCGGATTTCGTCCATGGGGAGGCCGTCCATCGCTTCCCGGATGGTCCTGGCCTGTTTGAACTTGTCGGTGGAATAGCTGACCTCTTCCGCCGCCAGCCGCCACAGGCCATGCTTTGCCAGGTGCTCGAGCCCCAGGTTGTGCTTTGTGTGATTGACAAACCCGTACAGGTCCAACTCTCCGCAGTTTCTGGCAAGGTCCGTCATGGGAAGGTATTTCCAGGCTTCCCCGCAAAAAACTCTCTTCAGGTTTTTGGGATAAACCACAGCTCTCCCTGCGTAGGAGCTGTATTTCCTGCACCAGCGTACTTCCCTGGAGCTTTCAAACTCGCCCCACTCAAAGTCCTGCGTCCAGCGGTCCGTCTCGATGCTGTAAAAGTGCCGCTCGGTCTCAAGGCAGTCCGCCCGGATATCCCGGTAGTTGTCGCTCCGGATATGGACGTCCGCATGGAACACCCGCAGGCAGAAGCCCTCCCGGGTGGGCTGGAAGTAAGCCGCCGTCCGCTGGGCCTTGTATCCATTCGTGCCGGCAAGGCTCTTTTCGGAGATGCAGGTGAGGGTGGTGTGACAGCGGGGGCATTTCGCGGGCCGGCGGTTCCGGGGAGCCCGGAGGGTCACCTCATGGCCGCACCGGGTGCAGAAAGCGGGGGCTTCGGCCTGGCCCTTCCGGTACTGGTACACCAGGCGATGGTCCCCCCGGAAGGCCTCCCGGGTGAGCCACCTGTAAAAATCCTTCGGGGGCTCCCGAATTTCCAGCATGGCGTTGTCGATCTCCCTGCGGATGCGGTCCCACTTTTCATCCCGCTTTTTGTGCCGTATTTTGGTCTGGCTCCAGGCGGCCAGCCGGATGCCGGCAAGCTCCTTTGCCGGATGTAGGCACTGTTCCCGGGCCCACTGGGCGATAAGGTCGTCCGTCCCTGGGGCCCCGTACCAGTCCCCATCGTTCCAACTTCTCCGGCTCTGGATGGTCGCCTCGCTGGGCTTGGGTTCAAGCCCAAGGGTCTGACCAAACACCCGGTTGCCGTCCTGCCACG